CGCGCGTCGTGGTGCAGGTCTTCAGCAGCTCGAGGGTCGCCGGCTTCATCGTCTTGAGGAGCTCGTCGACCAGCGGGTGCTTCCAGAAGCCGCGCTTGTCCATCCAGTCCTGCATTTCCTCGTGACCGCCCAGCGCGCGCATCATCGGAACCAGGATATAGCGAAACTGCTCCTTGGGATCCTTGACACCCTTGAGCGCCTCGTCGGTGATCTTTTCGAGGAACCACTTGCGCGTGGTCGCGATGTTCCGCGCCGAGCCGGGGAACGTCTTGATCATCTCCCGCTCGATCATCACGTCTTCGAGGATGTTGTGGGTATTCATGAACGCGCGGCGCTTCGGGTTGCGAAGATCGGCTTCGCTCATGCCGCCCTTGCCACCATACCAATGCCAGTCGGTGTGCAGGACGTGCGCGACTTCGTGGTCGATAAAGCCGGAGATCGCCGCGATGAACTCGGAATTGGCGGTGTCCGGAATGTTTGGAATGTTGACCGTCTCCGGCTGCTTCGTGCGCGGATTGGTCGTGACATAAGCCTGCGATCCGCGCTGCGTTACGACAAGACCCTTGCCGGCGAGCAGAGGCACGAGCTTCTGAACGACCTCGCGCAGTTCGATGATATCGCGGTTCATTTGTCGCTAACTCCTTGAGTTAAGTATGCAATTACTTACTCTTACGCTCAAAATGAACGGAGAACGACAGGCTTCAGATCAAAGGGCAGAAGTGCCTTTGCGCTGTCGCCCATCGCAGGGATCACGATATGAATATTACCGTGCTCGGGATGCTTGCCTGAATAGATCGAGCAACCATTCAGTTCTTCTACCTGCTTATCCTCAAGCTCGAAGGAGAGCTCATAGGCTTGCTCATTCGACATCGACAGATTGCGCAGGAAGGGAGAAGTCTCAGTCATGATGTTCCTCTGGGAAGCTGGTGTAAGTATGCAATTACTTATTTCTGCGGTCGAAGAAAAAGCCTGCCACTGATATAGCAGGCTCAATGCCGGATCGCATTGGGTCACGAGCGAATTAGCCGAATATCTCTGCCAGCTTCTTCTCGCGCTCTGGTGTTAGGAGGGGCGTGGCTTCGCCGGAAGCGTCCCGCACTATCTGGAGTATCTTCCGCTCTTGGGCGGAATTGCCAGCCTCTATGATGTCTGTCAGCATCCGGCAGGCAGCGTCGTCATAGAATTGGGTCAGCGCGATCTTGAACAGATCGAGCGGATCTATGTTGAGAGCCTTTGCCATTGCAGGCACTCTGTCGAGTGCGAGCTTCACATGACCCTGCTTGAGCATGGTGATCATGTTTTGGTTTTTGTAGCCCACGGCGTCCGCGATCTCCTTCTGAGACTTCGGCGACTCCATGAGTTTCTTAAATATGTAGTTGGAAAACCGCGTCGGTGTTCCTGTTTGCGTTGCCATAATAAATAGTTCCCTGATTATGCGGTTCGTAGCGCCTGGACGTATCGCTTTCGACAACATGACTTATAGCGCGACTTGAAAGGGATCGCTGCTTCGCCCTTAGACCATAACGAAAAAATAAGTCAATACATACTTATGTTGACGAACCGCGTTTGACCACAACCGCTTAAATCCGCCCCAGTTCCATAATGCATCTTATGCAAGAAACGTTCCTCGGCGTCTACCTATGGCTGTTGTGGATATTGGGGACTTCACAAATCAGCAGAATCGGGCGATCACTAGCGATGTAGTGATTTGAATGAGTCGGATTTTTGATCATGGGCATCCAAAGCGACATTACGGCGTCTGAGAGATATCGCGTCAAGCGTGAAGCGCGAGGCGAGAAGCAGGTTCTTCTGTGGATTGAGAACCGTCTGACGACACGTTTGGACGAACTGGTCAAGTCGGGTGAGTTCCGCAATCGGTCTGAAGCCGTTGCGGCTGCCCTCAACAAGTTAATTCAGGAACGAAACTAAGGGCTTAAAACGCTGAAGGCTCCAGGACGCCAATCCTAGAGCCTTCGAAATTAGATAGTGACCGTCGGGACACCAGAGCTATCAAGCACTTTGGTTATCCCGAATCACCGCTGATTTGTCAACGCCTATTTGAGGCGAACGGCGAAGCGTTGCCCTGTGAAAGGGATAACCATGAGAAGCGCACAGTCGTCCGGCTGGCGCGCTCTAAAGCCGACACTACCGTCGGCCGCTGAGCCAGACACAGCGGACAAACAAGTCCTCTACGAGGCGGCGCGGGTGGCTGCCCGCGTGCTGAAACTACCGTCAAGCTGCAGGTTCGTCCTCGACCAGCTCGTCGGCGTCTACGGTGGGGAGCTGATCGAAAACCGGATGCTCGTCTGGCCGTCGAACGAATTCCTGGTCGAGCGCACCGGTATTCCAGAGCGATCCGTTCGCTACGCGCTTGCCCGGCTGCTTGCCGATGGCGTGATCGGCGCCAAGGATAGCCCGAACGGCAAACGGTTCGCGCAGCGATCGCTGCGGGGCCAGATCGTCAAGGCATATGGCTTCGACCTCTCCCCTCTCCTTGCGCGCCTGCCGGAGCTCCGCGACCAGCTCCAGGCGATCAAAGATATGGAGCGCGAGCGAGCGGCCGCCTTTGACGAGCTCACCATCCATCGCAGATCGGCGCAGGAGGCTCTCAGGACGCTTGCAGAGACTTTCCCGAGCATCGACATCAGCGAACTGACGGCGCGCGCCCTTGAGCTCGCCAGAGTCACGCCGCGCAGGTCTGGAGCGGGATCGGCCGACGATGCCCGCGAAGCATGGCGCTCGATCAGGGAAGAAGCAGAAGGTAGATATTATGCCGCCTCTGCCGGCAATTCTTGCCGTCACAAAGACAACAACAAATATGCCCCTGACCAGTCTTGTAACAACGGCTCTGATAATGTGAGAGAGCCGGAACGGCCGAGCATCAGCCTGGACGCCGGCGATTTGGCGAGAGCTTGCCCTGATGCGATGGAGTTTATAGGCGATGTGCGCAGCGACCGCGACCTGATTATGGCCGTGTCGCGCATGCGGGGCGCTTTTGGGGTGTCCGCGTCCGGCTGGGAGGAGGCAACCCGTGAAATCGGGGCGCTCGGCGCATCGGTCACGCTAGTTTACGTGGTCCAGATGCAAACGCGGCCCGCGCCAGGATCGGATCCGATCAAGAACGCGGGCGGCTATTTCAGGGCGATGGTCCGATTAATCAAAGCCGGCCAGCTCGACCTCACAAAGGAGGTCTTGAAGATGATGCGTTCGCAGCGGTGAAGATGTGCCGATCGCAACTGTTGATATCTCACCCATAGCAAATCGCATTGGCGCAGGCATGCTATAGTCGCGCCTTCAATGGAGATTCGAATGGACAAAATGAGCAACAAGGCTGAGAGGTTTGTGGTTGTCGCCAGCTTTCCTCCAGTGCAAGGCGTAGGGTCTAAGGAAGCAGCTCCCACGAAAGCATATTCCTTCGCGCCTGAAGCGACGATTGCACAAATATTTCAGGCGATCTGGCCTAAAGGGGAATATAGCGAATTTCTTTTTACCCCACCAAGCAAGCTCGAGATAATCCCAGACCAGACCACCATACCTGAATCGCCCGACAACCCTTTCAACGAACTGTTGAAAGCAACTTCGAGCGCAGAGACGCCGAAGTAGGCTGCGATCCGTTAGGCCGCTTCCTTGCTTTCGATCTCACCATCCTTGTCGTCGCGGAAGCGAATGGCCCGCGGGTGCCGGAGCGATCCGTCGGGCGTCACTTCCATGAACTCGGTCTCGAGGAGACGGGTCATGAGGTTGGTCGCGCCGAAGGACTTCAGATCGGCGTAGTCATGGACCGCGCCCTTGAAGCCGACATGCGGGTCGACACCCATGATCTTTGCGTCCTTTTCCCAGAGGGTCCAGAGGTAGGCGCGATCCTCATCGGAGATCCCTCCTCCGACACGCACCTCGACGCCCTTGTGATCGACGATCACGCCGCCCAGGATATTCTCATACTTGGAATGTTCCTGGCCGTTAAAGACGCCGATGATCGGCAGATCGAGGGTTTCTTCCGCCTTCAGCTTCTGCCAGGCCGCGGACTTCTTCTTCTCGTAGAGGGCGTCGGGATCCTTGACCACGATACCTTCGAGAACCTTGGGCTGGCCGGTCGCCTTATCGATCGTCTTGGTGAGCAGCACCTTTTCCTTCTCGGCGTCACCGCGGGCAAGATACTTGGCGAGCGTCATCGAGCGGGCGCGCTCAAAGAGCGCCTGGACTTCGGCGTCATCGTTGACGAAGAACTGCGGGACGAGCTGGACAGCTTCCGAGCCGACTCCACCTGCGAGCGTCTCCTTGGCGAGCTTAACGAATTCGGCGACCCAGGTGCGGCGGACCTTGAGCGGTTCACCGACAGCGCCGACGGCATCGAAGTCCTCGTAGGACATCATGTCGTAGAGGTGAAGCTCGGCCCCGATCGCGTCTTCCTCCTTGCGCCGGAATGCGCCGGTCTCCTCAAACAGCGTCATCATCGCTTCGCCGTCGAGCATGAAGTTAAGGTTGGACATGCGACCTTCGCGATCGCCGATCAGCACCTTCTTCAGTGCCTCGCTGCCCTTCTGGGCGGCATAGGCTGCGGCCTTCATGACGTATGGCATCAGGAAGTCGAGCGGCGCCACACGATTGCCCGTGCGCGAGAAGAACCCGCCATTGCCATCCTTCGACAGGAAGGTGTTGCGGTTTCCGTCGAGCTTGAACTCGCCCTTCATGGTCTTCTTCATGCGCTTGGCTTCGTAAGCCACGGCGCGCTGGACGGAGAAGACCGGGATCAGGCCAGGCACTGCCTGGTTGATCGTGTTTGCGGCAATCCCGCACTTCAGATCCTTCGACAGGATCAGGAACAGAAGATTGGCGCCGTCCTCATCGAGTGCGCCCATGACCTCGCCGATCTCGCGCTCCGCGGCCATGCCGGTCAGCTCGCGGCTCGACAGCTTCTTGAGCAGCGGCTCGACCAGGCTCTCCTTGAACTCCATCTTGAACCTGCCAGCATTGTCCGACTTTGCCGGCGTGATGCCGTAGGTGACGAAGGGATTATAGGCCCAGGTGAGCACGAACTTGCCGAGATCGGATGCGCCGAGCTGGCCGACGAGCGTCTCCTTCTCCGTGCGCGACGACGTAGCGCCGATGTCTTCGATCAGGCGCGAGACTGCATAAGCGTCCATGATTTTTCCTTACGCTGCGTTGATGGCCGCTGCGAGGTTGCCGGATGCGGCAGCGTCGTTGACGGCGTTCGTCGGGGTGTTGGTGTTCTCGGCCTTCGGCGTTGCCTTGCGCGGGCTCTTGGGAGTGGCCGTCTCGGCACCAAAAGCAGAACGGCTCGGCGGACCGTCGGTGGACGGCAGCGGTGCTGCGCCGATCATCTTGCCGATGCGATCGGATGCGCCGGCGATCAGCTCACGTTCTGCAGCCGGCACCTCAAAATCGTTGAGGGTCTTTTCAAGGACCATGGGGCGATGAACCCGCTCGAGGATGTCCTTGCGCAGCTTGCCCGTGACCGGCGTCTTCGATCCGTATTCGTCTGGCGCATCGCGACCATAGGAGATCTTCGAGACAATTGCGGCAGCCGGGCACTTGCCGGCAGACATGCACGCCTGGCAGCCCTTGCGAACATCAGGGCGCTTGCCCATCCAGACCAGCTCGCGCAGCTTCATGCACAGGCTCATCTTGGTCGTGACGTTGAAGATCGGGCACGAGAACTGGAACTGGTTGTCGTTATCCAGAGTCAGGTATTGGCGCATGATCAAAACCTTCCGTAGAGTTCGTTTTCGGCATATGCCTGCTGGGCAACCTCGACTTCACGCCGGCGCGCTTCGGCACGCGCCTCTTCGATGTTTGCCTTGCGTGCCGTGTCGAGCTTGCGGCCGGTGTCCTCGTCATACTGAGGGCTGTCGGCTTCGCGCATGCCGGACGTGTCGAAGTCAGGGTCGAGCCATTCGACGGCCGCAGCACCCATCTTGTTGAACGGAGCCATGCCGATCGCCTTGACGAGCTCGGATGCGTCCTCGGCCGAGGTCTCGCGCGCAGCGCCCACCTGGCGATAGCCCTTGCGGGTCTTTTCGTTTTCCTTCTTGTCGATTGCCTTTCGCGCCGCGATCGGGCTGTCGAAGGTCTCGACCTTCATTTCGCCGAATGCGCCCGTCTTGCCCCAGCGGTTGATAACGACGCAGTGGCCGTTCGCCGCCTCGATCAGGTGCAGGTGATAGGACTTGGTGCCGGCCTGGTGATCGAGGGAGATCGTCCTGGACTTAATCGGGTAAACAAGCATGACTTTCCTCTTCGTCCGAGCGAGGAACGCGCGGCCTAACTTGCGCTTTCGTTCGTCCGCTTCGTCGTCGTTCATGTTTCAGTTATAGCGAGATCGCTCTTGGGAAGCGGTAGGAAATAAGTATTCGATTACTTATCCCGTCAGACAGCGCTCTTCCTCTTTGCCTCTGCCGCGTAGGGGTTCTTGAGGCGCCACCTGATGTCGAGGCTCGGCGTCCAGAGCGCCGCGGCATAGAACGCCTTGCGCACGACATCGCCGGTGACTTCGTTCGGATCCTTGTCGAAGGGCAGCAGCGCAATGCGCACCTTAAAGCCAATGCCGGTGAGGATCTTGGCTGCGTCGAGGGCCGACAGCAGCGCCTGGACCTCGCCATCCCACATGATCGTGACGGTCGTTACTCCCCTCGCCTTCAACTGGATGAAGCGGCCGAGCTGGTCATCGCCATCGGACGAACCAAAAGACAGATGCTTGCCGAAGGAGCCGACCGGGACGACGTTGCGGAGCTCGGGATCGGCGTCGAAAGCGACCTTGATCGCGGCCACGTCGAAAGCCCCCTCGCCCATCACCACATGGTCACAGGCAACGACATTGTGCCCGTTGAGCAAATAGCGCCCCGTTCCCGGAAGCTCCATCGGGAAGAGATACTTCTTGGGCGAGGTTCCGGTCAGATCGCGGCCCTGGAAGGTCTTCAAGCTGCCGTCGAGGTCGAAAACGGGAATGATGATCCTGTTTCCGAAGTTCTGCGTCTGGGTCACGCCCTCGGCATCCTTGAACTTCCACCAGCCGAACTGGCACCAGCGGAGCTCGAAATACTTGGCGATCTCGGCGTCGAAGCCGCGCTGCTCGAGATAGGCCAGGTTCGAGCCGTCGGGAAGCGGCAGCGCATCGGAGACCGGAAGGGTGACCTCGCCGTGGACGACCTGGACCATTGCCTTACGCTTGGGCTTATAGCCCTGGTCGCGCATGATCTCCTCGCACGCCGCGAAGGTAGCGCGCCAGTTGTCGGCGCCATGGTCGAACTGATAGTTCACATACTGGAGCTTGTTGAAGGACGTGTTGCAGACGAAGCAGTTACCCTGCCCGTTATCGACCCCGAAATAGGTGCGCCAGCGCTCATCGCGGCAGGCGGGATTGGGGCAGGTCTTAATGTTGAGCTGAATGCCCGAGGAGCCGCGCGTCTCGCGATAGGAGACGCTTTCCCGGTCCAGGAGGAACTCCATGTCGAGTTCTTCCTGGATCTGTTCGAATGACAGGCGAGCCATGCTTATTCCTTCCCGATGACCTTGGTCAGGAACTGCATCTTGGCGCGATCCTGCTTGATGCGCAGCGAGAAGCCACTTTCGCCGTTACGCGCGAGCAGCCAGGTCAAGCGGGCTTCGTTCGCGGCCTTTTCGGCGTCGGTGGCGTTGATGCCGATCATGATGTCGACGGTCCTGGCCTTATTCCAGTCGTCGCCAACGTCGGTCGCCTTGGCAGTCGCAGCCTTGGCGCCGTCACGGTTCGTCTGCGTGGCCGTCAGCAGCGCACAGTTGGCTTCATAGGCAATGGCGCGAAGGTCGACGTAGATCGTGCGCAGGTTTTCCTGCAGGCTGTCGGAGCGATATTCCGCGGCCATGATGTCGGCGTAGTCCACGATCACCAGGTCGAAGATGATGCCTTCGGCGCGATACTGCTCCAGCAGGCGATAGAGCTGCGTGGGCTTCAAGGTGCCGGATGCGTGGTCGCGCAACTTGAACCGGCCGGACTTTGCAGCGATCGCTGCAATTGCCCTTTCGACGGCATCAGGATCCTTGTGCAGATCCTTCATTAGCGTATCGGAGAGCGCAGCATCGACACGCGAGGCGATGATGTCCTTCGACACTTCGAGGCTGTCGTAGAACACGTTGTAGCCGGCCATCGCCGCGTTCTTGCCGAAGTCGCCGAGCGACATGGACTTGCCAGCCTTGGCAGCGCCCATGATGCAGGACAGTTCCTTGCGGCCCCAGCCCATGTGATAGAGATAAGCGTCGATCGCGGCATAGCCGGACGTGATGCCGGAACGCACCACCTTGCCTGCCTTCAGGTCGTGGCGCTGCTTGGTGCGGTTGCCGATTTCCCCGAAGTAGTCGTAGTCGCCACCGTCGGTTACCGCGCCGACCGAGACGGCATCCTTCATGAGCTGGCCGATCTTGTCCCAATCCTTCCCCTTCTCGAGAAGCGGGAGGATCTGCATGATCGCGCCTTCAACGGCCTGGTGCTTGGCGAAGTCGACAACCTTGTCCTGGACGAAGGCCGGGTTTGAGAGATCAGTGGTCAGGATCTCGCGAACCATCTTCTTCACGGGATCCACCATGTCGGGGCGGATGCGCTTTGCGGCGATCTCGTCGCGCAGGATGGTCGGCAGGATCTTCATGTCGGGCACAGACCGATAGGTCTTCACATGCTCATGCACGATACGAACGAGGGTGCCTGCTGCGTCCTCAGTGAAATACTCCGGCTTGATCAGATCCTTGGTGTTCATCGCGAAGTTGCTATCGCGCATCACCAGCGCAGCAACCTTCGTCTGGAAGGAAGGATCGAATTCGAACTGTGCCGTCTCTTCGGACATTCGAGACTCCATTTCCTAAGTAAGGGCTTACTTATGTCTTAACGCGCAAAGCGTCGTATTTCGATTATAGCTAAATCGCTGAGGGACTACTGCAGGTAACGCTCGATCATTTCCCAGGGCGGGAGGTCGGAGCGCGCCTGCACCTTGTCGACCGGGAGCAAATGCTCCTCGATGAACCGGGCGATGAACTCGGCCGGATTGCTGCGGAGCTTGGCCTGCTTGAACAGCCATTCGTGATAGGCGTTCTGCTGCGGGAGATCCTGGTAGTTCTCGACCAGGTATGCCGAGTGCTCGGCCAGATAGAGCCGGGAAGCCTGCAGCTCCTCCCAGCGGTCGACGATCTGCTCCACGACGCGCAGGTCGTAAAGGTGTGTCGGCTGCGGCATGTTGTTCTGCTGCCAGCGGCGCATCCGGTAGGTGAAGGCGAGATCGAGATAGACATCATAGGGACAGCCGATCATGTCGGCGATCTGACGGCCGCGCCAGCAACCAACGAGCTGCTTCTTCGCCTTGGTGATCTTCTTCTGATCCTGCTGGCCGCCCGGACGTAGAGCGCCAAGGATCAGATCGATATTCATCGGCTTTACATGCTCGGCGCGGTCGCGGTCGAACTCGCGGGCATAGATGCGACGGTAAACGTCACCATAGGCTTCCATGTAGGCGCAGGTCGCCTGCAGGAGCGTCATATGCCGGTAGTCGAACCACTTGCTGTTCCAGCCTTCCCGATCAAACCCCTGAAACTTCGTAGAGATGAAGTTGGAGATGATGAAGTCGTTCTCGAAAGTCGGGCAGCGCTCGGCTTCGAGTTCGGTTGAATAAGCAGTAATCAAATGCGGCATAACTGGTCTTTCGCTGTTCTGAGAAGACTTATAGCGAGACGCATGCGGAAACGCAGTCAAAGCGAGCGCGGGGTTATCCGCGCTCGTTGATGTCAGAACTCGTAGGCTTCGACGATATCCTGGCAGAGACCTGAGCGAACGATCTCGGAGCGAAGGAACTGGACGACCGTAACCTGGCTGTGATTGCCGATACGGCGGACTGCATCCTCCAGGCCGGACTTTGAGCCGATCTTCTCGTCGGTCTGGGTTGCGTCGCCATTGATGACGAACTTGGCATTCTCGCCGATACGGGTCAGGAACGCCTTGAACTCGGCCTTGGTCGCGTTCTGTGCCTCGTCGAAGATCACCCAAGCATCCTTCAGCGTGCGGCCGCGGATGAAGGCCAGCGGGATCGGCTCGATGATGCCTGCCTTGAGACAATATTCGTAGTAGCCGGAGCCCAGCGCTTCGACGAAGGCTTCCTTCACCGGGATCAGATAGGGTGCGAACTTCTCTTCCAGCTCGCCAGGCAGGAAGCCCATGCCCTCGCCTACCTCGACTGCGGGCCGGGTGACGTAGATCTTCTTGATCTCGCCGCGCTTGAGAGCCTCTGCTGCGCGCTGAATGGCGAACCAGGTCTTGCCCGTGCCGGCAGGTCCAAGGCCGAAGATGATGTCGGAGGACTTGAAGCCGGCATCGTAGAGCTTCTGGCCGTTCGTGAGTGCGAGGACGGGCTCCTTGCGGGCAGCCGTCGGCTGGACAGAAAGGGAACGATCGACGGAACCGATCAGCTTGGAGTCATTGCGCATACGTGCGCGGTCGTCGCGGCGGGTCTGGCGGGCGACGGACTTGCGAGGCTTAGACATTTCAGGGGGACTCCAATGGGGAGGTATCTCTTACCGGCCCAATGTAGCTGAAAAGGTCAGACTAAGTAAGTGCTTACTTATGTTGAGGGCTAAATAAACGCGCGCCACTTCCCGTTCTGAAACGTCACCAGAGTCCGCTTGCCATTGTTATACTGGAAGGTGCAGGTGACCGCCCAGCCGGACGGACCCTTGTTGTAGCCCTGCCGCAGGTTCACCACGCCGGAGACGTAGACGCCATCCATGATCTCGGGCGAATGCTTGTCGCCGATGTTCATCTTGCGGCCGAGGGCTGCGAAACCGGATACCGTGCCGCGTGCACCATTGGCGCCGCGGAAGCCGTGATTGCCGCACTCTACGCCGTTAATCACGTAGGAATAGCCGTCATGAACCCACTCGACATCGGTGAGATCTACACCGTCCTTGTCGGCTGCCATGTTGACGGCATATTCGAGCAGCGAGAAGGATGGCGCCGGCCGGTTGGCGTCCAGACATTCAGCCACCTCCTCACGCCAGGCGAGATAGGCGTCTTCGAGCTGGAGACCGAGCCGGATATTGATGCCGTCGTTGCGGTAGCGGCCTTCCTTCACATAGCGTTCCAGGGCGATATCGTGATTGGACTCGACGACCGTGACTGCGACCGACGCCTGCAGCTCCTTGAGGATATTGACGACGCCACGAACCTCCTCGAAGACGCTCTCGCGGCCGCGCACTGCCACCTCGTAGGAATGGGCGTTGTCGTGGACGTTGTGATGATTGCGCCGGTAATTGTCGAAGATGTCGTGGGCGATCGCGCGCCGGACCTTCAGCGTCTTGAAGACCGAGTCCTTGGCCCGGAACAACGCATCGGTATTCTTGCAGTCTTCCTTGTCGGTGTGCATGTCGAACATGACGACCAGCTCCACCTGCTCGTCATCAACCGAGACCTCGCCATCCTTGACGAAGAATTCGAGGTCCGAGAAGGAGCCGTCCTTGTCGGCGACGAGATGCCGGCAGAAGAGATCGCCGTCATGGTCGAACTCGACGAGGACAGCGGCGAGCTGATGGTGAAAGATCGACTTGATGCCTGCCTTGCGCGGGATGATCTTCGGCTTGGTGACGAGCCCGGTCGTCATGACCTGGTGCGCCTGGCGCGCGGGATCGAGCGACGGGACCGACTTGAGCTGGATCTTCGAATGCGGGAAAACGCCCCAGCGGCCCTGCGTGTAGGTGGTGAGGTCGCTGATCGGCCGGTTGGCCGTCGGCAGCATGTTCATCTCGCCGCAGAAGACGAAGTTCTCGCCGATCTTCATCTGGCCGAAGCAGAGGTATTCCTCGATCTCCTCGGCATAGGAGCGGACGGCCGCGTTATTCTCCGACCACCACTGCGTTTCATAGGTGCCCGGACCCACGATGATATCGGCTTCGCGGAAGGTCGCATATGCCTGCAGGTTCTCCCAAAAGGGCAGATCGACCTCGGCGTCGTTCTGGGCTCCCGTGAAGATGAACACACGCCCACGAGGATCCTCGACGCCTTCAGCGAGCAGCGTGTCGGTGAGCCAGGTGCGCGGCGTGCCCTCGACGTTCTGCTTCTTGCCGGCCCGGCGATCATACTTGGTGGTGATATAGGGATCGACCACGACAGCCTCCGGATTGGTGACCGGATAGCGGGAGCTGGTCAGCAGCTTGTCGATTTCATAACGCAGCAGATCCGCGCGTGCGTTGGCGTGGTTCTTCGGTGCTTCCGGATCCTTCTCGGTCGCCTGGATGACGCGATTGATAAGAGCCGGAACATCCTCGCCTGCACGCTTGCGAGCACGAAGGACCGAGGAGCGATTGCGCACCGTCTGATACGAAAGACCGAGAGCTACGGCTACGTCGGTGAGATTGGGGTAGGTTTCCTTGTCGTTGTAGGCTGCGACGAAACGATCTTCAGGCACAATAACCGACATGTATTCCCGTCCATTCATCGTAAGATATACTTACTTCTAAGTTAACAATAATAGACGAACGACGGATCAATCTTCCGGCGTGGAAAGATAGGTCCGCAGGGCGTCATAGTAGTTCTGGAGAGCAGTGAAGCTGTTCCGGCAATTGCGCAGGCTCGCCCGGTCCTTGATCCAATAGGTTTCCGTCTCGGCCTGGTCGAGATCGCGATCCGGGACCAGCACGCCATAGGCGCAGGCCGGCTTGCAGTTCTCCTGGCCTATCTTGCACGCGAGCTCCACAGGCAGGACCGGAAGGGCGATTGGCGCCCTAGCGGATGGAGTTAACGCGCTGCACGCTGCTGCGCTTGATGCCACCAGCATGAGCGCTAGGATCCGCCCCGGCTTCGCTGTTAAGGCGAGCGACTTCATCTTCCAGCTTCTCCTTGTCGAGGATAAGGGCGGCCACGTCTTCGCGCAGGCCCTTTTCGGCAGAGGCAATGGCGAAATTGTTCGCCTTCAATTGATCCTCAGCCTGCTTTTCGTAGACGACTGCAGCGGCCGAATAGCCGCGGTCGTAGATGGTGTTGTAGGCGTAGATGCCGGCGCCCACGATCGCGACTGCGAGCGCGCCGTAGACCCAGCCGAGATAGGGTGCGATGAGAGCCTTCAGCATTAGGAGGGCAGCCCCGACACGCAGATTTCGGCCTCGCCCTTGCGCTGGTCATCACCCATTTCGCGGCGCTTCACGAGACCAGGAACCCTGACGCCGCCCGCCTTATTCCAGGCGGTCTGGGCTTCGCAGCCCTTGCGGTATTCACCCTTGAGATGGAACCCGGTCGCATTCGAATGAACCATGCCGTAGACGCCGAAGTTATAGGCGCCCGAAAGCATGGCTGCCTGGACGCCGACCGGGAAGTTGACGAAACCCGGAACCTGCTTGACCAGCGGGAGATAGTAGTCGTTGAAGATCTGCTCGCGGGTCATGGCTTCGCACTGCGACCTGGTAAACGACATGTTCGCCGTGACGGGCTTGCCGTTGATGCGCGTGATGCCGGCGCAGATGTCGTAGATCTTGGCGAACCGATCCCAATGCGCCTTCAGGACCATGCCCTCCCAGGGCAGGATCAGCTCATCGGTTGCAAGGATGACGGCCGGAGGAAGAACCGTCTGCGAGGTGTCGATCTGGGAATGCCAGCCACCTGCGGTCGCTGCGATGATGGCCGCAGCGATTGCGGCCTTGCCGCGCTTCGTGGCGACGATCGTGTTAATCGGCATCCTTGAATTCCTTCTGGGCGTAGAGGCGAGCCACGAATGCGCCGGCCGTGGTCAGGCCGGACAGGACCGCGAACGTGCCGAGCGGGATGAAAGCGGGTGCGCCATAGACCGCGAAGATCACCTCGAGGACCGTGAGCACGAAGGCGAGCGCGTTCAGGCGCTGCGACCATGCCTTTGTCAGGATCTTCTTCCAGTCGGGGTGCAGCATCACTGAACCTCGAGATTGATCGCCTGGCGCGTGGGTGCCGGAATAGGGGTATATTCGGCCTTCTTGGGGAGCTTGCCGTTCTCCTCGATCACCGTGGTCAGCTTGACGACGGCTTCCTTGAGCTCGCCGGTCTTCTGGCTGAGCTCCTTGGTGATGGCGCGATCCTCGTCGGTGCGATCGAGGCGCTTGTCCTGCACCTGGTCCTTCAGCACGAGCTGGCGAACGATCGGGGCGTTTTCTGCCCGGCCGGCCAGCAGCCAGTTGTAGGCGGCGAAAATGCTGCCTGCGACCGAGAAACACGCGATCACAAGACCGAGCGTCTCCTTATTGAGCTGAATGGAAGGCATGGCTGCCATGACACGTCTCCGGCGAATAAGTAAGTAAGTAAGCTCTTACTTACTACATATGGGAGGAAAGGGCAACCAAAACTCAAGATCGGCCGAGCCTAGCCGGCAGATTCGTCGTTTAGGGCGTCAACGCCAGATCACTCCAGTTCACGTCGGCGACAGCCCGTGCTTCGGCTACGGTCGTAGCGGCATCGATGGCGCTCTTCACCGACAGCCGGCGATCCTCGATCATCGGGGAAATCTGCTTCCAAATATTAGCCATGGTGAGGATCTCCACCGCCTTCTCGTAGCGGCTAACCCCAGACGTGTCGGCTTCCTTGACGATGTGGGGAATCTCGGAGGAGCTGAGCCCGTCCCCGAGCTGAGGATCGGCAACGACAAGCTCGGCCTCAATACGCTTCTCCATGTAGACCATGTCCTGGCCTGGAACGGTCGTGATGTAGAGAGAGCGAAGCTGCCCCGCCTGCAGGTCGATCTTGGCCTTCAGCTCCGCCTTGATGGCCGTGAGCCCCATCTTGAAATCAAACCGCATGGATAATTACCCTCTTGCTCAAAGTCGTAGCCCCGGTCTCGATCTTGACCTCGTAAGTCCCCGGCGTGTCCGTGGCGAACTCAAACGAGCCATCCGACAGGTGCCATGCCTTCTGGAAGATGATCGGGGTTCCGTCCGGCACGGGAAAGGAGACCTCGGCCGCCCCGTCAGCGGCGATCGTGTATTCGTCCTCGGCATCGATTTCCCGCTTAGGCGTGAGCACACCTGCCGAAACATACCAGTCGCGCACATCTCCAAGCTGAGATTCCACGGGAAGAATGGAGAGGCCGAGCAGATCAGCCTGCTCTTCCGCCTCCTCTTCAGAGATCGCGTTGCCATGCTGGGCAATCGAGCCATCAGGCTTATACAATACGAACCAAATCACTTCTTTGCCCTCATGATGGACCACGAAACGCTGTCGTTAGACATCGGGTTTTGCGCTAGCGCGCCAGCGTTATAACTGCCGGAACGAGGAGTGCCGCCAGAGCCGATAACGAAGCGGAAATAGCAAGTGACGGTCTGGTCCGAACCGATAATGCAAGCGCCGGAGATCGACTGGTTGCTGCACGTATATCCGTCAACGGCAGGCCCGACGATCATGGTCTGGGCGATCACGGTGCTGTTGACCACGAGCTGAGCATAGCCAAACCAGGTGATTTCGCTGTCGTAGTTGATGAAGCTCCGGATGTTCCAGAAACCGGTGAACAGGAGCCGCTCAGTCGCCTTAACGGCGATGTTGCGAACGAGGATGTTCGATGAGCCGTTAAGGTAGATCGACGATCCAGAGCTATCGACATAGACCTCGGAGATCGCACCGTTGGTGAGCTTCTCCCCGCCGATCGTGCCTTCGTCAATGTCGATGTTGTGCACCTTGATGTTCAAGGCGCTCAGGTCGTCGACATCGATGTGGTTGGCCTTGATGCCGCCGTCCACGATAAGGCTGGCAGCGTTGGCCTTACGAACCGAAACGCGGTCGACGTAAATGACCGGTTCGGTCGAGCCCGCGCCGTGGGTGATGCGCAGATGGCAATAAGTGGCGCCAGCCGGCACGACGACCTTCTTCGTCTGCTCGGCGATCGTGGCCGGGATGGAGCTGTTGTTCCAGAGGAACGTGCTGGTCGTCTGCACGCCGTCGGAGTCATACCAGTAGAGCGTGATGTAGAAGCCCGCGCTGCTTGCTGCGTTCAGCGAGCCAAAGGCAACGCTGACCGTCAGGGTCGATCCCGAGGTCACCTGAAACTTGTTCTTCATGTTGACGTTGAGGTTCGTGCCATACGAGGCGCTCTTGCGATCGAGCGCCAAAACGTAGCGGCCGGTCTGCGAGCCTTCCGTCGACAGGTAGAACATGCTGTTCGTATCAAGGCCGCCGAACAGAGGCGAAATGTTGCTGCCGCCAAACGTCCACGTCGCCTCGGTGTCGCTCTCCTCGAACTCGCCATTTGCGACCCAATTCTGGGCGTCATACATGACCATCTGCTTTGCGGTGATGATCTGCGACTTCAGGTGACGCGTGTCGATCGCATCGGAAGCAATCAGCGAGGCCGTGATAGCGTTCGCCTTGAGCTGCTGGGTGTCGATCGACTGCGTGCGGATGGTGCCACCGTCGATGATCGTCTGACCATAGTTGGCGACAAACATCGTGCCACCACCATAGGTCGCGAGCACGAGCTTGTTGTCGCCGTTGGCCGTTGCGACGACGTTGCTGGCAAGCAGCGTGACGCTGGCGCCGTTGGCAGGGTCGGTCGCGCCCTTATCCCAATAGACGTAGAGGCGGCCCGTGGTCCACGTAGCGTTGCCGGCCAGGATGTTGACGAAGCCGACTTCCGGCTGGAGCGTCGTCGCGTTGGTGCGGGTGTAGCGCAACACGCCGGCCGTCCACGAGACGATGTTCGTCGCCTTGTCATAAGAGAACTGGACGTTCTCCAGGTTGATGCCGCGCTGGCCGATCGTCAGCTTGTTGGCCGTCAGGGTGTTTGCCGCGACGGCGCCACCGTTGATCTCGGTCGAGTCGCCACCCATCGCCCAATTGCTCAGGACGCCGGTGTTGGAGATCGTGACCTTTCCGCCGTTGATCGTCGTCGTGCCCGTGTTGATACGGGTTGCGGGGTCGGACGCGCCGAGCTCCGCATTGTTCTTGATGATGCCGAGCTGCGAACCGTTGACCGTGATGGTCCCGGCCATGATGGTGCCAGCCCTGATCTTGGCAGCATCAAGATCGAGCACCTTGGCACTCGTGATGATGGCATCCTTGATCTGCGCAGACAGCGTGATCAGTTCGCCCGTGGTCAGCTTGTCGGCCGTGATGCCGTTCGGCTCAATCAGAACCGCGGCCGCGCGCATCAGGCGCGGGTTCGCGACATAGGTGGTTCCGCCGACGTTGTTGTAGTTGATAAGCTCGAGGCGAACCTTGGCCGTGTCGGCGGGCGCGGTCGCAAAGCCCGCAACAGCAGTCCAGGCCGTGGGATTGCCAGTGGTGTCGGCCGTGCCGGGCGTCAGCAGATTGCCGTCCTTGTCGATGAACTGAGCGCGGACACCCTTGCGGCCGGAGCCGGCATCGCCGACGGTCTTGACGGCCGCGGAGAGATAGAAGCGTTCGCCAGCGACGCACGGCACCTCGAGCACGTTGGTCACGACGAAGGTGCCAGTGCCGGTCAGTGCCGCGACCCAGGTCTGGCCCGGATAGGCATTCGTAGCGTCCTGGATGATGCGGCTTGCGCCACCCGCCCAGCCGACTGCAGCGCCGAGCTGCATGTCTGCATTGTCCGCAAGGATCGTGAAATCGCGAACGGACAGGTTCTTGGTGGTGATGGCGCCCGCGGCGATCTGATCCGCGCCGATCGCGCCGGCCGCAATCTGACCGGTGACAATCTTGCCGTCGAGGATCGTGGTCGAGGTGGTCAGCACCCAGCCGGAACCGTCGACCTTCTGGATATACATCTTCCCGTCGGTCGTGAGGAAGAACTGCTTGGGCGTAGCCGAGGTGAAGGGAAGCGCCGGCAGGGTGTTACCAATGCCAGGCGGCTCGATCGAGGTCGCAAAGCTCGTCCGGTCGATCAGACCCTCGAGAGCCTCGGTGGTAAGCAGGACGTTGGAGGAGACCGTGGTTGCGACCAGGCTATCGGACCAGTCCGACTTGTTGCCGCTGCCATCGACGGAACGCAGCCAGAAATAGAGCGTCAGCTCGTCATCGAGGTCGGTGACGAAGAACTGGTTGCTGCTGGCGACGAGCGTAGCGGGCTCTGAGGCGTCAGGCGTGGTGTCAGTCGTGCTCTGGTAGATCTCGTAATGGGAGAAATCCAGTTCGGTATTCGGATCGCCAGACAGCACGACGAGACCGAAGCCGCCCTTTGCGGTCCAGTTCGAAGGCACAGCGGGCGGCAGCTCGTCCCGGCTTGCCGTGTAGACGAGCGGAGGATCGCTGAAGTTCGACCTATTGCCGCTGGTGTCGTAGGCAAGCACCTGGGCGGTCAGCAGCGTGCTCGGCAGCACCGTGACCTTGAGGGCCGGCGACGGCGCCGAGAAGCCGACATAGTTGCCCATGCCTTCCTTGATCTGGACGACGTAGCCCATCAGGTCGCCTTCGGTGTTGGCGTCCCAGGTGTAGGTCACATCGACCATTCCGTCGCCGCGAATGACCGAAGTGGCAGCAAGGCCCGTCGGAACTGCAGGCGGCTCGAAGTCGACGCTATCGGAATGGGTGCTGATTTCGAACTCGGTCGACCAGTTCAGGCCCGTCCTGCCGAAGGCGTCGTAGGCGGCAATGCGGAAGTAATAGGTCGTGTTCGGCTCGCCCGGAATGGTCAGCGGGTTGGCCTGGCCGTCGTAATAGGGATCGTCGGTCAGATCGATGCCGGCAACCTCGGAGCGCAGAAGCACGTAACCGGCATAGTCGGGATCGGTCGGCTGGCTGAAGCCGAGATAGATCGTGGACGCCGTGACGGTGTAGCTCGGAGCGAGCGCCTGCGGGACCGGGTTGGTGAACACCCGGTCGACCTCATGCGAGGTGCGGGCGAACACATCGGTTACAGTGACCTCGATGCGGATGGCGCGGGTCGGGGTAGCGTAGCCCAGCTTGACGCAATCGGCGCGGTTCGACGCCAGGTCGTAGGTATAGCTCTCCGCGGTGACGCGCTCGGTGCGCAGCAGCGCGCCGGTGCCATTGTGATAGACATTGACCGTGTTGTGGCTGTAGTGCGGCGAGGCGACGTGCTCGAGGGCGCCAGCAGCCGACAGGGCGAAGTTGTTCTTCCAGCGAACCCTGAGATCCGTGCCGGTGAAGTTCGAGGTCGTAGGATCATCGACCAGCTCGAGATCCGTCACGGTCGGAACAGGATAGCCTTCCGGACCGGCAGCCTCGAATTCGATGGTCGCCGGTTCCGAAGTCAGGCCGGTGTAGGTGATCGTCTGGACGTAGAACTTGTAGGTGCCGCCCTTCGTGGTGAGCAGCTCCATGAAGGTTTCGTTGGTCGAGCCAATGACGAAGCTTTCACCATCCGGCGCGTCGACGGCGACGATGAAGCCACGCAACAGCGTATTCGGAGGCGGGCTCCAGGAGACCGTCAGCGAATGGAAAGTCTGGCCGCCCGTAACGTAGCCGGTCTCGCGCACGAGCAGGTTCGTCGGCGGAACTGCCTTCTTGTCCGGCCGGTCATACGGCAACGGTTCGAACACGATGTCCTTTTCGATGCGCGCATACTTCTGCGGATCGTGGAACAGGGCCGTGATCTTGAAGATGTTGGTGTCGGTTTCATCGACCGAGATGACGCGGTAGAGGCGCGGCGTGATGTCGGTGCCCTTGATCGTCCACATCGCGTCCGGCTCGGCTTCGGCGGAAAAAGCCGAGGAGAGACGAATGGTGCGGGCATCCAGGAACGCCAGGATCGGCTTGGTCTCAACCTGGCCCGAAGGCAGCGTCAGCATGAGCTGATAGGTTTCGCCCTCGGTGTATTCGAAGTCATCGTCCAGGGTGACCGTCAGGCCATTGTGCTCGACAACGCGGCCGCCCGCGCGGATCAGCGCCTTGCGAGGGTTAGAGACAGCGATGATTTCGCCAGGCCGCAGCTCGGCATGATCCCAGCTCGCCTGATAGGTGAGCGTGTCAGTCTCATGCTGCTCGGTGTCGATAACCCACTTGCCATAGCGGTGCGCGAGGCCGCGCGAGGTGCAGCCGGTGAGCTGGAGCGTCTTGTCGCGCCAGTCATACTTGTGCAGGAGCTCGCTATCGATGACGACTTCGGTGTCCGGGCGATAGAAGTCGTCCGGATTGTTCCACTTGACCATGATGACGGAGTGACGGGCC